ATCTTATGTTGCTTAAGTTTGCTAGATCTCCCGCTGTTACAACGAGATCTGTGACTATGCCAGTGGCTAAAGGTATTATGTAGGCTGGATCATTTGCGGGCACGGTTACTTCAAAAGATTGATACCCCTGGTTAAGGTAAATTGTCCCATCGGCAAGCTGAATTGACTTTGCGCCACGAATACTAAAAGCTTTTGAGCTATCAACATTTACTATTTTGTCGGTTAATATTGTTGAGTTTTCTGATTCTTTATAAAACGCCGTTGAACCACAGTTGATCGCTTCGCCAACTTTTAACGTGCTGTTACCTCGAATATTAATACCATCTGTGCCTATACCTTTAAATATAAGAGTTCCGATTTCCATATCGCCCCAAGATTCTTGGTAGACAACGTCGTTATCACTTTCCCCCGAGACTACGCCTATAACTGCGTTTTTGTTGCCCCATCCCGCGACGATCCGGCCATTTGATCCCGCTGTACTTACTCGACGGCGGCCCAAAACGGCGGCGCAATACGGGTTTAATGATTCACGCGGCTCATACAGCGTAATGTCACCATCATCCGCCGCTGAAATTACACCTATTTTTGTGTTTGCTGTTTTTACAGTGTAAACGCCAATATCACCATCGAGGGTCGCTGTGGCGTCTTGCACCAATGTGACGTTACCCACTTCGGTATTGTCATTAAAAAGAACGAACGTCTCGACAACCGGCGCCTTTTCGCCGGATCCGAACGCTTCCGGCAGGGGTGGGGAGAACTCAACGACCGATCCTGTAACATCTTCCACGCGAGCGAAATGCCTGACTTTTTCTTCATTCACGTCATAAATATCGTCACCGCATCGGATTAAAAACATATCCCCCTCAACTGCGTCAAAGCCAGCAACGGTCAATGTATTTTGTCCTACCGTTAGTGCTTGGGCACTTAACGAAAACTGTGTTTTTAGTTCGCTTCTTATTGATAAAAATCTATGCTGGTTATCGCCTTGATGCTTGATTTTAAAGCTGCCTGGCATGTTCACATTGCCGAGCAGATCTAATGTCGTTGCAGTTTCATAAGTGAATCCAAGGGGTGTTATTATATCACCACCACCCACCATTAACTGATCTCGCATAGCTTCCCAGCGTGTAAAGCACTCAACAGAATCTAAAATTCCCGCCTGATAAGGCGTCATACTTCCATCAATATCTAAAACCGCTGCATAGTCAGTGCCCCCGGCTAACCAGTGGTGAACAATATCATCAACAACGATGCTTCTTGCCGTCACTTCAGCAGCCGCTAAAACTGTGTATTCTCCACCACCACTCGGGTAAACATCCCCCATTGTGGCCTCGTCATAATAAGATTTTGTTCTTATAATTTCTTTATTGTCTGAGTACGTTAGAGCCAAAGGCGCATCCATTGCGGCCATATCAGAGACATTATCGAAAGGATGGTCTTTTGCGTCGACTCGCTCAGCATACCAGTCAACATTTATAACAATAATCGAGTCGCCGTTATCGCTCAAGCCATGTGCCGCGCTGTTGCGCACTGCAAAAATTCCCGGTAGATTGGCCGGTGTCGACACTATAACTTGTCCGTTAAAAATTGTTGTGACATCTAACGCACGTATATCGTCAAAATCTTCGGCTAAAATAACGCCGCTTATTATCATCCAGCTTGCAGATAGTGCGGACGGGGTATTGCCTATATTTGTAGCCGCAATGGATTTATAAATTTGCCCCTGATAGTTTACGACTGAGCCTATAAAATACTCCTGGGACGCGTCATACTCAGCCACACCAGCTTGATGCAAGTAAGCTAGAAGCTGCCCATGAGTAAACCCAAGCGCATTAAAGTCTTGCTTGTTTGGGGCGTCGTTGACACCTGTGATCTCCCACCCAAGTTGAAAATCAGCGTTGATATTGTCGTCTAGCGCGTCGCTTTGAATAACGTCGTTGAATACAGTGCGGTTGGTGCCGGTTGCTGTTGAGCCAAACGCTGGCAAGTTGCCCGTATATCGTGTAATCTTAGCCATTTATAAAAATACCTTGTTAGCCATAAATCCGCCTGGTTCAGCGGCTAAATCGAATTTGTTTGCAAAACCCAAGCTGTTAGGGTTATCGGCGAAACCGAATGTTTCGCCGGGGGAGCCTTGTATTATTTGATTATATCGCACACCCTGAGGTTTAGGCAAAAGACCAAGCTCAATAATTGCGCGAAGTATGTCAATTCTAAATGTGGGTGACACGTACAGTGTGAGCGACATATCCTTATTATCTACAACGTAAGCATTGCCGCTAAAAACCTGGTTGATTACGTCTTGTATTGACGCCTTATCGTCAGATACCATGAAAGCCGAGCCAGCGTTGCGGCTTATCTTTGCTTTTATAAAAAAGCGGTAGTCGTTATCGTTTAGTTCCAGCGTTGTATAAGGAGGCTCGAACTTATCGCGCATCGGCTCAACCCCTGCGACGGGTGAAAACCTATCTTCAAAACCGGTAGAGTTGACGTTATCATCAAAGCCAAAATATAACTTATCTACAACATAAGGAATGCTACGACGAACACCGACAACGCGACCAAGAATGTCTAACCTGTCGCCGGTTGCAAAATCAACATCGAACGCCTCGGTAAAGCTGTCTAACCACTCAAAAATACGCTTATAAGATTCCGCGTTAGCTTCTATTTCTGCTCTGGCTTTCGGTTGCTCCCAATATTGTTTTATTAATAGGTCGCGGTATTCGCTTTCAAAGCTCATTAAATAACCTCGGTTACTACTATGTCAGCTACATCAACGGTAAATTTCTCATCCGCCGCTGTCTCTACCGACGTGGCTACGTATGTGATACCGTCAAGACTCACCTCTAGATCTGTAGCAACAAAAGTGCTTCCCGTGCTATAGACGGTACTGTATAAATCTGAAGCTAATGCGTTCTCATTAATAGCCCATTCTCTAGCGACTAGAGCGTTCTCTATAGCGGCGGCATCGACTGGTATAGCTGGATCTTTTCTTGTCGCTGTTACGTTAATATAAAGAGGTATTTCTGTAGGCCTGTCGAACAACATTGTGTTTGTTATAATGTATGGATCGCCGTTAGGCTTATACAAAGTTTCTACATAATCGCCTGTTACCGCTCCTTTTAGGCCGGTGCCGCCGGTCTTGTTTTTTGCGATAGCTTCGACAATTTCGTCAACAGCGCCGCCTTCAACTATCACCCACATTGTATGTGGGTCAATATCTAAAATTGCATCATAAACGTCTGTGTCATTCTCGTATGCCGCAAGGTCGGTAACGCCAGCAACCTGTGTTACAGCGGTAAATATACCTCCTATTGTGCTTGTAGATGGGTTTTCTAATGATCGGTTGCGTCGAATGCGCAACTCTTCTGCTGTCTCTTCATCAACACCGGGCGTTGCCGCCAGTGGGTTAGTTACAGTTAATACGCCGGTTACGAACGTTACAGGTTCCGTCACAGTGGATGCGTCGGCCGCCAATGCGCCAAACTCTTCCGCAAACAGTGTTACAGTTGTTGTTCCAAGAGGCACATCAACACTAGTGAGCGTAGTCCATGCTTGTCCAAGTGTGTCTTCGACAGCATAATCCGCTGGCAATGTAACCGGCCTGTCTGTAGTTACGCTAACGTCTACTTGCGACCTAGTTCCAGGGCGGCGTGATATTCCTGACAACTTAATTAATCTGTTTTGAGCTGTGCCAAAAGAAAAGTCAGGGTCAAGTTGTTGATACAGGGTTAATCCAAACGTCTGTAGATCAAGCCTAGATTGAGCCTCAATCGCTACGCGCTGTCCGTCTGGGCTGTCAGCATCTAGGTTAATATCGTCACCATAGATCAGCCGATAGCTAGCTGCAAGCTCATCATATATTTCTTGATATGTCTGTACGGATATGCCGTCAACTGTAAATTCTGGCTTCATTATATAGTTACTTCGCCGTTAAAAACTTGATTGAAAACATCGGTAAATTTTAACTCTATTGTAACACCTCGGTTAGAATCGCGCGAAATGATAGATAAAGCGTCGATAGATACAACACCCTGAGTTTGTAGAGTAACACGCTCAACCTCCCTTAATATTCGGTTTTCGTTGTTTCTAGACCCGAGTAGTGTTACCCAGTCTATACCGTCTTCAACATCTAAAAACCAGTCGTTTTTAAATGACCTGAGTCGGGTCACCACGTTTTGCCTAATTTCCTTGCTACTGGACACATAGTCAGCCTTTCCTTTTCCAAATGTCCAGTCTCCGCCACTTGTTATTGCTCTAGTTGCCATTATACTATGCTCGTTATGATGCCGTTAAGCACCGTTACTGTTTTGGCGTCTGCCGTAGTAAACGTACCTGATGCGCCAGCGTTACCCTGTACAGTGAACGAATCCGCGCCAATATCTGCTGTTGATTCAATTGGCACAGTGGTTATTACAGACCCTCCTCCAGGGCCCGAAAAGCTAGCCGCTGATAGGTTGCCGCTATATGCTCCACTACCTGTTATTGTGTCGTTTCCCGTCTGCGTGCGCGTACCTGTGCGCGTCATGTTGCCTGTTTGCCCGTGGTCACCAGTGTGATCTATATCACCGGTTATCGTGTAGTCGCCAGTTTGTGTGCGGTTGCCTTGATGGGTATAATTGCCGTCTTGGTTGGTGTCGCCTGTTTGCTGAATAACGCTTGGTATTGTAATTGCCCCTGCTCGTGGGTTTACACCCACTATTGCTATGCCATCGCTGTAGTCGTGCATACGTAGCTCTGCGGGCGCGCGGAAGTCTTCCCCTTCGTACCATCGGTCAAAGCATCTTTCTGTCAATATTAATAAACAGTAATCACCAACGGCTATAGGGTGCGCTGTATAACTAGACCCCCCCTGCATAAACAAAGGCGGAACCTTAGTAAATGTGGTTAGCTCTATGCTACGCCCGTTTACCACTCGGTTTATAACAGGCTTGACATCGATAGTTGTTTCATTAACAGCTACCACTTTAGCTAAGGATGACGTGTGCGTATTCGCTAGCGCGTTAAAATTAGCAATGTCGATAGTGTCTATTAATTGCTTTTTTTCGTTCATATCACTACCGCGTTTTTTATTAGCATACCGGTACAAACCTGATTCCATGCGTCGCCAAAATTATCCCCCGCGTAGCTCATTGTTCGCACTTTGTAGATTCCATTGAGATACGGCGCTGTAGTGCTAACAAGGTTGACCCTCCCCCCTAATTTAATGGCAGGGTTTATTTTAGTTTCAAATGTTACTTTGCTAAACTCTCTAGCTGGAGTACTTACCAAGCCGGTAGCCGCAGAAACAACCGGTATAAAATTACTCACAACCTCATTATCTTTTATGATAAAAAGTTGCTCGTTGTCGATATACCATGTTTCATCCTCGCCTATGGTTTCTTCAATTAGCTTTAGAGAGTTACCAACTAAAACCTTTGGCCTACTTAATACTGGCCTAGTGTTTATTTTACCGATTGTAGTGTTAGGCATATCAGCAAGACAAGCATCCACCGCGCGCTCGCCGCCTTCTACCGTCCTATTGGTAAAACTAAATAGGCCATCTGCGCCACCGTCTAAGCCTGATATTGTCGTTATAATATCGGGGCCGCGTCGCTCGTTTGATCCGGTTAGAATAGTTCCTTTGTATATTGTTTCAAATCTTCCATCGTACCCAACGGACAAATTAACGGGTATTGTTTTTTGCTCTTCTGAGTCTTTAACCAATGCAAGTCTATTTCTTTCGGATAGATTGTAGATAGTCATTTGAACCTTGTTCAGCTGACCTTCATCTGACTTATCAACCTGAAAATTTATACGAATTGGCGGGCGCACAATTATCTCGCCCCCGCGCGCCTGTATAGTCAGAATATAATCCCGCTTGTTTCGCTTAATTTCCCGCAATTGGCACCTCCGCTCCATTTCTAATGCGCACCATGTCGGAAGCCTCAAGCATGTACAGCGCGCATCGATTACTAGAAAAATCATCCCGCTTGAATGGGTCGATGCCAGAGCCTGAATTATCAGTGACGATAAAATCAAACGGCTGGTTTTGACTTAGTATATGGAGCACACCTACCGATAATTTTAAACCATAAACAGATTTATTGTTGTAAGTCGCGTCAAATGTCCATAGCTCAGTCTTTGGCCAAAAACGTAAGGTTAAGGTTATCTCTGAACGATTAAAAATAACAATGTGCTGCTGTATAGGTTCGTCTGTTAGGTTTTGTATTTTAATCATTGGAGAATAAACCGCTTATAGGGCCAATAATGTTTTCACTTAGAAATGACTCTACCTGTTCGCCACTTTGCGGCCCTTTGTCGGCCTGATCTGACTGCTGCCCGTTATTACCTGTAGCCGGATTTTTGGCCGCTTTAATTTCAGAAAATGCTGTTTCCGCAAATCTAAACTGCTGCGCCTCGATCCTAAAATTAAGACTGTCTGTTGTGTTGTCCCTATCGTAATCAAGCGAGGTTATAGCCATGTTTCTGTATGTTCTGAGCGGTGCGCTAATCTCTATCAAGCTATCGCTATTCATTACCCCTTCCATAGCGTCAATAAACTTTTCGATGTTCGACTTTCCTTCACTCCCTAAAAAACCAACTCTTGACGCAAAACGCTGCCCTGAATTAATAATACTATCAGCTGCACCTATTGCTGTAAAAACGTCGGCACCCAAAGCGGTAAGACTAGAAAGCTCCGTATTGGTTCTAGGCTGTGCGTACTGGGTTATAATTCCAACCGTTGCGGATGCGTCCGCGATTGCTTCGAATGCAACCGACGGTAATACAAAAGAATTACTAACCACGCCTTCAATGGATAGATTGAGGGGATTAATTATAATATGGTCGTTAAGGTGTGATCCATCTTCGAGATAAGTTGTTGGCACGTCACGCGTCCTTATAACCCGCTCGCTAACGGTTGACATTGTAGAAAACCCGCCTATACCAACCTCATCAGCGCTAGAGTTATCCCTAAATTGGCCGTTTAAATAATCTCTAATAACTGCCATTACATCCCGCCCCGCTTGCTTTGATATTGCGCGTCTGTCATTTGTTCTTGTATCATTTCGGCTGATCTATCACCAGCTTTTACAGGGTCGTTTGTTTTTATTTCCATTTTAATATTCTGCGTAACGCTGCTATTACTAACATTGCTTTGGCTATTAGTGCCGCCCGGTGTCATAGAGCTGTCGAATGCTGTACCCACATCAATGTCAATGCCGGGGATTTTGTTTAGTAGTTCGAATGCTTTTTTTATTGGCCACAACAAAGCATCAAGCAAAGCGCTTTTTAAATACTCCACTGGATTATCAAACAGCTCAAAAAGATTTTTACCTATTAACTTGCCAACATCATCAAAAAATTTATTTAGGTCATCCCATGCCGTTGTCAGAACGCTAACAATATCAACCCCGAAAAATTCTTGAAAGAAGTCTGCTATGACAGATTTTCCGCCTTGAAATGCTACGATTAAATCATCGATGGCCAATACTATTAATGATAACAGCGCAAAGATGCCTATTGATTTAAGACTTTTTAATGCAGTTGCCCACCCTATTGACGCAATTTTAAGCGCAACAAATAACCCTGCGCCAGCGGCAAGCACCGGCCATACGCGACCAAGCATAGCGAGAAAATCACCAAGCACACCCACGGCTGCCTTAATTCCATCGACAATCCAATCTTTGTTTTTAATCAAAAGCTCCGTAAAGCTTTCCGCCATTCTTTTAAACTCAGGAGCTAAGCCAACAGCTACTAATCTGCGAACTCCATCCATCGCGAAGCGCATAGTAGTTAGCGTGTCGTTATACTCCATAGCATCGTTCGTTTGCTCTTTTGTGAGTATGCCTAGGTCTCTCGCTCGCATAGCAAGCTCGCTCATTTCCTTTCCAGTTCGTGAAAGCATATTAAGTAAAGTCGTATCAATACCTAGAGCATCAGCGAAATACTGCTGCTCATTCATCGATAAACCTAGGCGCTTAAAGCTATTTCCAACCTCTGATAAAATTCTATCCGTTGATTTTATTCTACCGTTTGAGTCTCTAACGCTAATACCTAGCCGCGAAAAATCCTCACTTCCCTTTTGTCCGGCTTCGCCTATCTTCTTTGATAGATTTACGAGCGAAGAACCGAGCGCTTCTGTCGATGAGTTGCTTACATTAGCTATGTATTGCAACTCTTGTATGCGCTCAATGGCCACACCTGTTTGAGACGATAGGTTTATTAATGGTTGCTCTGCAGCCAACACGCTAGTTGTCCACTTAGCTATTGCGGCACCCGTTGCGGCGGCGGCAACGGCCATACCCGCAAGCATAGCAACGCCTTTACCAAGGCCGACGTTATACTTTTCAAGTGGTTGTGTTGACCCCTGGAAACCGAATTTAGTTATAAGTTCTGTAACTACTGCCATTGTTTGCTCGTATAAAAAAGCCCGACAAGCGGGCAAGAGGGTGAACTATTTCTGCTCAGCTTTATGATGTGTGTAACGCTCTATCGCATTGTTAATCGATTCGTATTCGATAGCGTCTAAAAATTGCGTAGTGTCCCATTCTTTTATATCGTTTACCGAACCGTAACCCTGTTTGGCCAAATAGAAAACTGCCATGTCTTCATCGTTTACGTTTGTGTGCGCTATAAAATCGTTCTCGACAGAAGGCGCGAAAACCTTTAGTTTCCACCGAGACCTTTTAAAAAAGGGTAACTAATCGCTGGCAGCATTGATTGAATAAATAGAATGTAGTCCTCTGGGAACTCATCCCAATGGCCTTGCTTTTTACTCAATAAGCTATCATTAATAGTGACAATGCCCGAAATGGTTTGCTCTACATCTTGCCAGTCTTTAGTCTCTAAAAACCAAAGGTCGCCACGGCTTAACGATTCTTGAATGTGAGTAAAATAGGCAAACACTTTTCGACGCTTGGCGTGATTCATGTTTGTTATTTTATATTCACGTCCGTTAATTTCTGCGCATTTATCTTCATAAATTGCGCGGGCCATATCCTTGGCGGCGTTAATTTCTTCGCTTTGCTCTTTGCTCATTATCGTTCACCCTTGGATTGTATTATTATAGGTTTCTTGAAGCGTTTCTAAATCTAATAACATATTCAGACAAGGCGTTACCGTCTGTGCTTGACTTGGTATTTGTTGGCTGCGTAGTGATTGATCCGCTTTCAAGCAGCCAGCTTTCTGTCAAATCTGCGCCATCTCGGTTATAATCTTCTTTTGCACTACCATTTAAAATAGAAGGAGGGGAAGACCTAAGCACGTTATTCAAAAATACATCGCTATCTGACATTTTATGAACGCGAACAGTAAGATCATAAACTCCCTTATCTGAGCGCTCGTTGATTGTTACGCCGCCATTAATCGCGTTAACGTGACTTGTGGCAGGGTTGACAGGAGCCAATACCATCGTATCACCCTCAGCCAAATCATTGATAGCAGTACCATTTAAGATGAGCGTGGTACTATCCGCTGCTAGTGTAACTACTGACATTTACGTCACCTTATTTGTTTAGATTAATAATGATATCAACCGAATGACCCGCACCGGCAAGCTTAACAGCACCTTGCAAAACTGGCGATTTTCTTAACTCGCGATCGACTTGCGGTTGATCCGCTAAACTTCCAGCTTTCCAATAAAAACCATTATCAAGAACATTGCGGTTAAATGTGTCTAGGTCGCCGAAAAAGTCAGGGCTAGACCAAGTGCCAGGTGCAAATACACCAGCTGTAACAAAGTTGCGAGTGGTTTTTTCCGCTTGGTCGATCAACTGATTAACGCCGCGAATTGTTTGAGGTATTTTGGTTGCTGTTGTTTTTAGCAAGTTGTACATATCGGTTTGAACTGCATCAACAAACGCTAGCAAGTTATAACGATTATCTACAAAGTCATTTGAGCCACTGGTTAAAATACACGGCGTTAACTTGATAGTTGTATAGATATCTAGACCAACATTTTTCGCCGCTGTAATTTGCGTCTCTGTATAGCCCTCAGCCGCAACACTTAATTCTTTCAAGTGCATGGTTAGCGCTGTATTTTCACCGTTAAAGTTAACAGTATGCGCGCGAGCCATGTAGCTAGACGCCATTTTGCGATTGTTGGCAGAACTAAATAGCATACGATAATTGGTTAAACTTGAAAGTTTAATGTCCCAAACCACATTCGCCGGGTCGATCGTTAAGTTAGCAGTGTCGCTAAACACATCATATAAAAGTGTGTCGTTAGCTTGCGCCCATTCTGCCAACGCTTTAGATTCAATATCTGTAGGGTTATCAATGAATACGCCGCCTTTAAAGTTTGTTTGGCTCTTCAATTCTGTAGCAGCCGCCACTTTAGTTTCAGCCGATAGTGTTACAGCCGCGGCACCTTGTACAGCTGCTGCACCAGTACCAACTGATAAGCCAAGGATTTCACCGACGAATGTACCAGTCGCGCCCGCAACCGGCAAAGTAATAAGACTGGTAACACCTGTAGTGTCGCTAGTGATAATTAGTTTTTGATCCGACTCTGTAGCGGTTGCACCGGCTAATTCAGCGTTTAACAATGTAACAACATCATCAAGCGTAAGCGCCGATTGAAAATCTAAGCCCGTGATTACCTCGGTAACACCGTCCACATCAACATCAAATGATCCGTCGCTGATAGCTTGTAGCTGACCAATTACGTTAGCTTCTGACAATTGAGCGCCAGTTAATGCGGCGCTAGTAGCTGCAACATCTTCGTCAACGCCGCGCCAGTAGCCAGCGATAAGATAGCCGCCAGCGTTTACAGGGTTGGGTGAAGTGCCAAAAAATGCGGTAGCGTGACCATACATTGCAGAAGATGTGCCGAAATCGCTTGCAACTGAGGACGCATCCCTGTATATTTCGTATCTATTAGCAGATGACAGTGGGCCATCTTGCTGGCTTGTAATGATTGAGACGACATTAAAATTGTCGCGGGCCGCTAATGAGCCTCCTTCTAATAAAGAAACGTTAATAACGTTTGTAATGCTTGCGCTCATTGCGTAAACTCCTGACCCTTTTCGGATATAATGTCTAGTTGTGCTTCATCTATGCGTAGTATATCAACATCAATAGAAACCGCATAATGTACGTTAAAATTGACCTCGACGCGCTCGCCGTACTCTTGACCTGTTAAAATCTTAACGTCTGTCAAGTTGCTTATCTGATAAATACCTATCTCTAGCGTCTGCTGTAACTCATAAGCCGCCTGTGATTTTACAAGCAAGCCAAAGTTAGCGGCTCTATCCCATGCGCCGTCACCGTAAAACGACAGCACTATAGGCGCTGTCCATTTTTGTGAGTGCGTCATAACCTCGGTTGTTCCATTGTATTTCTCGCCGGTAGCTAATCGGGTAGACTGCCCTAATGTATCTACCCCGATATAACCTATATCAAAATCTGTTATAGTTGAGTTTTGTCGGCCTATTTTTATTAGTTGTTCGTTATAAACAAGTAAATCGCGAACAAATAAAGCAACCTTTTTTAAAACTGGATTCATGCGTTAACCACTAATAATGGGCGCTTTGTTTCTTCTGCCATAACCTCTGTGTAGCCGTAACCGCTCCACGGGCCCCGCTGTATTATCTTATAATCAGATCCATTAAATTCTATGTATTCGCCCTGCTCTAGAGCACTTGAACTATGAACCATTAGATACTCTAAAGACCAATCTATTGTCTCGCTGTTTAGCTTTTCTTTATCCGCCACCTGTACGACGCAATTTTGAGACCGGCCTGTTATTGCCTCGACTTCTACAAAGTCAACGGTAGTTATAGTCACGGTTTTTATAGTGACTGGGCGCTCAAAAGCAACCAGCACGGATGACATATCAGGGAGCATAAGCCACCCAATACAACCAACCCATAAAGTAGAATTTAATTATCAAGCTAGCTCCTAACTACGGATGTTATCGAACCACTTAGGATTCTATTGTCAATTAGAACTTGTGAACTCCCCTTGGCTTTTTTTGTGCCTTGCTTAATGTCAGGCCATACGCCATAGCCGCGCGTAGTGAAAGCGCCTTTGGCAATATTTGTTGCAGCTATACCGATAATTCCAAGGGCTTTTTTAGCGTCGCTTTTCATCAATAGAACATCATTAAACTGATTATCAATTACTTTTGAGATTGTTTTTTTCTTTGTAGTAAAGGGTACGTGCAGGAAGGAACGTCTAGGGTTGTGACCTAGACCATACTCATGAATAGCGCCAACGCGGATAACTGTCATACCATCGCCGTAGACCTTCCCCCCAACCTTTTCGGATGGCAAACCAACGGCGACATAAGACTTGCTGGCCTCTTTTATGTTTTTTGCGTAGTTTCCGACAAGCTTTAGCATTTGCTCTGGCGTAACATTCACTAAACAAAAACTCCACCTTGCCGCGAGCGCGTTAGCATTAAATAACGTTGGCCGTATTTAGTAGATCGGAGCCAATCTGTTCGCAGGCTATTAGACGCCATACTATTAGCATATGAGACGCTGACATTGCCGACAGATTGCGATTGTGTAGATTTAACCGCACTGCTTCCGCTTGAGACTTCCGCTACTAACAGGTGCGCTACAAGATTTAATACAATCTCAACACCGCACCCATCATACTCGCCGCCGTAATAGCATGGCCACACTGGCTCAAGTATCGGAATATAGGTGTCAGCTTGCGCCCCTGTAAACTCAGTAAAGCGCGCCTTAAAATCGTCAATAAGAGCCATTTATAATCGCTCTAAGTAACCTTGCTTGATAGCATTATCGATGCGCTTAGTTGCGGTCTCTTGCTTTGAATCAGATTCTGAAACTTCATAGATAGCGCCAGGCTTTACAATGCTGCCGTAAATTCTGTGATGCTGTTTAGACACGTTTTTTAAAACGTTTTTCTTTTTAACTTCAAGTATTGCAGGATCTTCTTTTTTAAACTCTTCCGTCTTTTTTTCAACGTCAGAACTTTTTGATTTCTTGTGGCTCATAAAATAACCCTCAAATTAAATGCCATCCTTGGCAATACAAATTATAGTCCAGTTAAGATCTGGCCAGAACCGTCTTCAATAACATCAAGACCGGCAACGCCAAAGTAAGACTCTACATAGTATTTAAAGCCACGTTGGTCAACACTTGAAACGTTTAATGGAACCGGTAAACGGAACTGCATAGCTCTACGGTTTGAGCTAAACGCGATGGTAATTGAGTTACCGCCCACGCTGTTAGCTTTAGTAGTTACACCAAAAGTAACGGTTGGGAAGTTAGACTGTAACGCTTTTAATACGCTCATTTCAGATCCGGC